CCTTAATGTTGGCTCCTTTGGGAGTGAACGTGCCGAGAACCACGGGCAATGGCCTACCAGCGTGGCGGCAGCACCCGGAAACCTCGTCTCTCGGCAGACAGCGTTCTAGTGTGTTCATCCAGCAATGGGTGAACTCTGCCCCCGTGTTCCTGCATCAGCACCAGCGTCCTGTAGGGAGCGGAAGTAGGATGTAAGTCGATGAATGGGAGGGCGAAACGAATCTCCTAAAGAAAAAGCTCGCAGACCCTAACAAAAAATGATTGGGTGGTGGGGATGAAAGACAACACATTGAACCTCACCTGTGAAGATCAACTTCAGCTTGCTGTGAAGTTTATGGCGTGTGAATACGCCATTGACGGGATGCTGCGGCATTTCCCGGCTCCTGAGTGCAAGGAGCAGGAGCACGCTGTGAATTGGGCCAAGGACACGCTTGGCTGGCTGAAGGAGTGCCGTGAGGCGGCTGGGCTGCCTTACGACTACAAGGACATCACCGAATTTTCCCTCCCGTTCTTGGGGGGCAATGACCAAACCAACAACCAAAACTAACCATATGCCAATCGTCAAAGCTGAGAGTAAGGGTATTGATCCGGTTCCTGCTGGTGTCCATCAGGCCGTTTGTTACGCCGTCATTGATCTGGGGACGCAGGACCCGGGCAACCCGCAATTCCGGCCCAGCCGGAAGGTGATGCTGATGTGGGAGCTGCCCCACGAAACCATCAGCACGCCTGATGGGGTGAAGCCGCGCATCATCTCGTCTGAGTACACGATGTCCATCGGCAAGAAGGCCACCCTGCGTGGTGTGCTGGAGAGCTGGCGTGGGCGTCCGTTCACAACGGATGAGCTGAATGCGTTCGACCTGAAGAACATCCTCGGTGCCAATTGCCAGCTCAATGTGGTGCACAAGCCGGGGAAGGCTGATCCGAGCCGGGTGTATGCCCGCATTCAGGGGGTGATTCCCTTGGTGAAGGGGATGCAGCCGATCAAGCCGGTGAACGACACCATCCTGTACGACATCCCGGAGAGCGGCCCCATCACGCTGCCGAAGGGTTTGCCGGAGTGGATTGGGGCCAAGATCACGGCCTCTGACGAGTACAAGGCCCGCACGGGTGCGGGAGTTACGGAAGCCGCCACGGAAAGTGGTGGGAATGGTGTTGACGAAGACGTGCCATTCTGAGCCTATGAGGGGGAGGCGACATTCTCCCCCTCTCTTTTTTCCCATGAACACACAGAACATAAACACACAGGGCATACGCTGGAAGCTGCTGGCCAATCCAATCCATTGCTTGGGCTATTGGACGGCGAAGGCCCTCACCCATCGGACGAACGCGCAGTTTGCCACAGGATGGGTGAAGGACGAGGAGCGCAAGTCGATGCGGATGGCAGCACGGCACGTTGCCCGCTGCATCAGGACGGCCAAGGCGGAGGGGATGCTATGACGCTGCTCCTTTGCATCCTGTGTTTCGCCATTGGCGTGAACATTGGCGTAATCCTTCAAAGCAAGAACGGACCTGACTATGACGACCACGAGTGACACACCACGAACGGACAAGGCGCGGCTGGACATCCTGCAAACGGGGCGTCCGGCACGGGTGAAGGCCTCCTTTGCGGAGGAGCTGGAGCGTGAGAACGACGAGCTCCACATAGCCGTAAATGTGGCAAGGCAGCTTATCAAAACACTTCAGGACGATAACATCAAGCTACGTGCCGCCCTTGAGCGCCTGCGTGATTGCGACTTCGTAGTCACCCCAATGGACAGGATGGATGCCGTGCGGGACATTGCCCGTGAAGCCCTGAAGGGGGTGAAGCCGTGAGAACCACAACACCAGAAACCTACAAGCGGCGCATCTCTTTCCCGGGTCATAAAGGCCGCGAATATGTACCTATTCAGTTTGCGCGTAAGCTGGAACGCGAGAACCAGCTTCTCCGCGAGGAGCTGGAGCAGCAGGCCATCTGCAATGGGGCGGGGGCCTCGCGGGAACTGTCCCTGCGGACCACCATTGACGCCCTTCAGAAGGAGCTCTGCGTGCTTCGGGAGCGCATCGTGAAGGAGGGCTACATCGTCACCAACTTTGACGGGACGATTGAGCTGGCCATTGACCCGTGGCACAAGCGGGAGAGGGAGGTGAAGCCGTGAGCAACGAGCCCTTTTACTCAAAGCCGTTTGGAGACAAGCTGTTGAAGGCTTGCGTAGATTACCGAGCTCAGGTTGACCAGCTAGAGCGCGAGAAGTCTCTTCAAGGCCTTCATCTCGCTACTATGGCAGACGTAGTGCTTGGCGAGAACGCCGAGGACCGCAGCGACGAGACGCTGGTGCGGGAAGTGTGCAAGATGGCGCGGGAACACGCCGCACGAAAGGAGCAGCCTTGAGCCTATCAGACAGAATTAGACCAAATTGCGAAGCTGCTCCTTGGGTCGTTGAAGAGGTGAAAAAGCTAGAGCGCGAAAACGTCGCGCTGCGGGCGGATAAGGAGCGGTTGATGCAAGCTTTGCACGAGGCTGAACAGAATATGGCGAGATGTCTTGATGAAGGAAAACTGCCAGCGTGGAGTCTCGATTGCCTGCGCGCCGCCCTCGACGCCGCGAGAAAGGAGCAGCCGTGAACGCCAAACTCGTATCCATCACCCAGCCCTGTGCGGACCTCATCGAGCAGGGCATCCTCACCGCAGACGACCTCATCGCCTACTGCGCCCGGGTCAGCAACCCGTCGAACCAGCTCAACACCGAGACAGCTCCGCGCCTCCTCGCCTACTGCATCCGTCACGGGCATTGGTCGGTCTTTGAGACGGCGAGTATGACGGTTGAGGTGGAGACCTCGCGGGCCATTGCCGCCCAGCTTCTCAGGCACAGGAGCTTCACGTTCCAAGAGTTCAGCCAGCGCTATGCTACGGCCTCTGAGTTTGAGCCCGTGGAGCTACGCAAGCAGGACACCAAGAACAGGCAGGCGTCGGGCGAGCCAATGAACCGGCCCGCGCTGGACGCAGAGGTGAAGCTGCGACTGGGGGACGCGCAACGGACGTACGACTTCTTGATCTCCTGTGGGGTAAGTAAGGAAACCGCCCGCATGATCTTGCCGCTAGCCACGCGCACGCGCCTGTATGTGACAGGGAATGTCAGGTCGTGGATTCATTACTTCGACCAGCGGTGCTCTGAGCACACGCAGCGGGAGCATATGATCCTCGCCTATCAAATCGCCCGCATCTTCGCCCAGCAGTTTCCGAATGTGTGGAACGCGCAACAGCTCAGAGAAGGCGGCGGCATTCCGCCAAGCCTGAGCTTTTACCGGCAGGTGATTAAGAAGTCAGTAGTAATGAAGGTAAAGCCTAAGAAGCCGTGAACGAACTAGCCCTAGCCGCCCTGTTCCAAGCCATTGTGCAGATTGAGAGTGGCGGCAACCTCAAGGCCCGCAACGGAGACGCCTACGGGCCTGCCCAGATCAAGCCTGTCGTAGTGGAGGACCTAAAGCGTGCAGGCTACGATGTTTCCCTGCGTGAGCGGGGCACGATGGATGGCTCCTTTCGCCTGTTCAAGCTGTACACCCAGCATTGGATACAGCGGCGCAAGCTGAAGGACTCCGCTAGGACCCGGGCGAACATCTGGCGTTATGGCCCGTTCAATGCCAAGACCACGCACAATGACGCCACTTACTACTCCAAGCAGGCGGAATTTTTGATGAGCAGGAAAAAATAGTCTTTACTTCTGACGCTTCCGGCGTCAGCAACGACACGAACACATAACACATATGAGCGAACATTGGTACACACGCGACGGTAAGAGCAGCCACACGAGGCTTACAAAGAAGGGCACGGAAAGGGCCACCACCCTGCGTGACGCACGGGTTGAGGGCTTGCTGCCCTCGGTCTCCTCCATCCTCAACGAGGCGCACAGTCCCGAGCTGGAACGCTACAAGCAATCGCGCCTGCTGGACGCCTGCCTGAAGTATGCGCCTGACGCCTTCTCGACCACGGAGGAGTGGAAGAAGGCCATCCGTGAGGAGGCTGACCGCGAGATGGTGGAGGCCCAGCAATTCGGCACCGCCTTCCACAAGGCGATGGAGACGGGCGAGCAGATTGACGGGATGGATGTCTTGGTCGCCTCCACCAAGGGTGCTATGGACAAGCTGGCCCTCGATGGGCTGGAGATTGTTGAGCAGGAAGTGGTGCTCGTCAGCAGGGATATGGGCTACGCTGGCACCACGGATGTCCGCTACATCCGCAACGCCCGCAACGGCATCCTCGACTTCAAGACCACGAAGACCACGGCTGGTGAGCCCGTGCTGCTGAAGATGTCGCACAAGGCGCAGATTGCGGCCTATCACCACGCTGCCTTCCCGTGGCTCAACCCGTGGGAACGCGAGGGCATCAACGTGTACGTCAGCAAGACCGAGCCCGGTCGGGTGGATGTAGTCAAGTATACGGCTGAGGAGCTGGAGATTGCGTGGCAATGGTTCGACGCCTGTGCCCGCCTGTGGCGCATCCGTCGTGGCTACGACCCGCGCAAGGAGGTGGTGTCTTGAGCGCCGACCTTCCGCACTCCGAGGAGGGTGAGCGCATCATCCTCTCCTGCATCCTGCTCGATGGCCCGCCTTCCTTGGCCAAGGCCATTGACGGACGCATCGACGAAGCCTGCTTCTATCTGCCACAGCACCGCAAGCTGTGGCGTGCCATCCAATGGCAGCACAAGAACAACCATCCGCTTGAGCTTCACGCCTTGGCTGAAGAACTGAAGAAGATGGGTAAGCTGGAGGAAGTGGGCGGCATCCCGGGCCTCGTGGAGATGACGCAGCTTGTCTGCACCACGGCCCAGCTCAGCCATTGGATTGATGTCGTGCGTCAGCACTACGTGATGCGCGAGCTTCACTCCACTTGCACTCGGATGGCCGAGAAGACGCTAGCCCACAGCGGCGGGGTGGAGCCATTCGTGCTGGAGGTGAACAACCTCCTGACGAAGCATCACGCTGGCACCAAGCAAGTGACGCTGGCTGACGCCTCGGACGAAGCCATTGCCCTCATCGGGCGCATTCAGGACGGAACGTACACGGACAAGGACACGGGCATCGACTTCCCTTGGCCTGAGTGGAACCGGCGCTTCGGCCTAGCCAAGCCCGGCGAGCTCATCATCCTGTCCGCCCGCCCGGGTATGGGCAAGAGTAGCTGCTGCCGCCAGATTGCCCAGCATTGGTGCAAGCAGGGCAAGGTGCTGCTGTTCAGCCGAGAGATGCCTGTCAAGCAGATGGCCCCGCTGTTCGCCCAGACCACCACGGGCATCAGCTTCCGCGACATCCTTGCTGGTCGCTCAACGATGGACGACATCGAAACCTTCAAGCGTGAGCTTGGTAAGGTGAAGGCGTTGCCCATCGAAATCTACGATCAGGACCGGACGCTCAGCCACATCGTCACCCGGGCCAAGGCCTTCGCTCAGGTGAGCAAGCCCAAGGCCATCTGCGTGGACTACCTCCAGCGGTATGACGCCCAGCAGGAGCGCGGGGAAACCCGTGATATGGCCCTTGGTCGCTTCACGATGGCGATGAAGGACCTAGCCATTGAGCTACAGGTGCCTGTCGTACTGCTGGCCCAGCTAGGGCGCAGCGTGGAACGCGAGAACCGCGAGCCCCGTATGTCCGACCTCCGCGAGAGTGGTAATCTGGAACAGGACGCCGACCGCATCATCTTCCTGAACGCGCCGGACCACCGGCCTGACGGGGTAATGCAGCAGCTCACGGATAATGACTTGCGTTTCATCTACGTGGACGCCATCCAAGCCAAGGGTCGCAGCGACGGCACGGGCCGTTGCGGAATGATGTTCGACCGTCCCATCACCAAGCTAATGTCCCACCAGCCCGCCTGATGAACTCTGAAAACCTTTCCGAAAAGTCCCTTGAGCTCATCCTCGGGGACCGCAACGACTCCTACGGCACGCCCGCCGACGACTTCAACGGCATCGCCCTCATCTGGAGCGGCATCCTCAACCAGAAGCTCAAGGACGAGATTACTGGAGAGGATGTCGCCCTGATGATGGTAGGCCTCAAGCTGCGCCGCGAGGCCCACAAGGCCAAGGAAGACAACATCGTGGACGCCCACGGCTACCTTCATTGCCTGCAATGGCTACGCACCGGCCTGCGTCCGGCACGGGGGTACGAGCAATGAGCTTCGGATTCGACGTATCCGAGACGATGCGGAGCATCCGCACCATCTTGGAGAAGCACACCAAGAATATGGACTGGAACGAGGCGCTGCCCGACGAGAAGCAGAAGGACCGCACCTTCCGGCGCATCACCGATCCTGAGATCATCATCGCCATCGACAAGGCCATCAAGGAACCCGGTGCCCAGAACCAGCTTGTGGCCGAGAAGTATGGCGTCAGCCGCACCACGGTGTCCAACATCCGCAGGCGAGGGGCCCAGTACAAGGGGATGCCTGAGACCGAGGCTGGCATCCGCAAGTGGATGAAGGAAAAGGACAGGAAATACCGTGAGAGGGGCAAAGTCTGAACTAACGAGGGCTGGCGGCAAATGGACAGAGGCACGCTATTGGTCGTTCTTGCGAAGCGCCTTACGGCGTGCCTTTGTTCGCTGGCCCGTAAACTACGACGCTCGAAACGGCTCCCGCAGGCCATACGTGGGCCCGTCCAAGCAGCAGAAGTGGGAGTACGAGTGTTCGATATGCAAGGGCTGGTTTCCAATGAAGGCGACACAGTTGGACCACGTAAACCCGTGTGGGCGCTTGACAAGTCTCTCCGACCTCCCGGGTTTTGTGGACAGGCTTTTCTGCGAAAGAGAGGGGCTCAGGGTGCTGTGCAAGCCGTGCCACCAAGAGGTGACCAATGCAGCTAGACATCTTCGGACAGAAGGAGGAGGCGCCCAAGCCATCCCCGAAGGAAATCCCGAAGCTTCCCCCGAAGCTCCACCACCTAAGCGCCCTGCAAAACGCAGAAGAGTGGATGTTCCAAAAGGCCCGACCTTACGCAGTAAGAAAGTTCGGACCGAATAAGACGTTCATCGAGAATCTATGAAGACCACCGGCCTGTTCACCACGCACAAAGTAGCCATCAAGCAAGCCTCCGACAGGCCGATAAAGATCATCCCCTTTGGGGACGTACACCGTGATAGTGATATGCATTGCGGTACGAAGTGGCGGGAGTTTCTGGCCTACGCCAAGAGCCAGAAGGACGCCTACTTCATAGGGATGGGGGACTACTTCGATGGGATGTCCACCTCGGAGCGGGAGGGGCTGAGTCGCAGCAGCCTGCACAACACCACGATCAAGAACATCGAGAAGCTCTACAGCGAGTGGATTGATCGGATGAGCAAGGAGCTGGCCTTTATGAAGGGCCGCATCATCGGGATGCTGGGCGGCAACCACTTCTTCGCCTTCAACAGCGGGATGAGCAGCGACACGATTCTCTGCCAGAACTTGGAAGCCCGCTTCCTAGGCGTCTGCTCCTTCATCCGCCTGAGCATCCAGACGCAGAAGGCCGAAAACCGCAGCCGGGGAGTGTCCTTCGACATCTTCGCCCACCACGGGGCAGGGGGAGGAAGCACTCCGGGCGCTACGTTTAACACCATCGAGAAGATGCAGCAAACTGCGGATGCCGACCTCTATCTGATGGGGCACGATCACAAGAAGGGCTGCATTCCGTCCTTTCCCCGGCTTCGTCTGGTGGAGGGAGGGGGCAACCTATGCATTCGGGAGCGCACCCCGTGGCTAGGGCGTACAGGTAGCTTCCTGAAGGCCTACGAGGACGGGGCGGTGAGCTACAACGTGGATGCTGCACGCTCTGCCTGTGCCCTTGGCTGGATCGAGTTTGACCTTTCCTTGAGGCGGGCCCGCAACAACCAGCAAGACAACATAGAGGTGATTGTCCGTGGGACCTGCTGAAGATAAGGGAGCACCCCTGTTCCGCCTTACAGGGGTGATGCAGACCGTCCTTACGACGGACGGCAACGGCAGCTACGCTAAGTGGTATCCGGGCAAGAACTGCTTTGTGGTCACCAGCCAAGCCCCCCGGGCAGACGGGGGCTACTACCTGCGCTGCGAGGTGGTGGGAGGGCCTGAGTGCGGCAGGCCCTTCCTCGTCGATTGCGAATGGGACCACCCAGAAGAGTGGGACCGGATGTGCGAGTGGGTCGGTTAGGGACCTGCCCGACGCTTCTCGTTGATCTGAAGCATCTGGTAGTAGACCTCTGGCGTGATCACCTTGGTGCCAATGAGCCGGTCGCGCAGGGCCTCGGCGGCTCGGAGGCCGTTGGGCTGCTTGGCGTAGGACTCCATCACCCGGTCGATCATCTCGGCCCGCTCTCCATCGCCAATACCCAGAGAGCC